CCGTCGAGCCAAGACGATACATTGAATGCTGAATCGGGTATCTGATGGTCGTTTCCACCCTGATATATGCACTTGTGTCTCTTATATCCCATATTCCTATCCTACCAATACCTCGCTGTATGGCGTCTCTAAGTCTATTCGTTCTTCGCACTTCTCGATTTGTTCTTTAAAGTCAGAAGCCAATGAATCCCCATTAAGTGAGCCACCTCCAGCTAGCTGCAGTGAGTACTTTCTCAAACCGAGAGTCCAGAGCCATCCGGCTTTGGCGAGCAGATACTTTCTGAAGAGCGGATCCTGAATCAGGTTCATGAAGTGCTCACGCTTGTACACTCTCAGCAAGCAGCGATCTGGGAACTTCGGAGTAGGCCATACCGATAGGGCTTTCTCCTCTCGTATGTACTTGACTTGATACTTTCGTCCGAAGTCCATCTTGGCTTCTTCTAGCCAGGTCAGCGTAGCGTTCCAGTTTCCTAGCACATCTCCGTAGTCAGAGCTACCCCAGCATTTTCCCGGAAATGACATGCCTCCCCAAGGAAACTGAGATATGAGAGCATTAGTGACTGGAGACAGCAGATTGTCAGTCAGACCGAGAAAGTTCGGCAGATTCAGATCGACTACTTCTTCAAGTTCTTGACAGATCTTGTAGTGCGTCATTCCTGGAACAAGCTGAAAGGCGAGATAGTCTTCTCGATGTCCTTGACTGTAGTACTTCCAGAAATATCGTATCGTATCTCCTATCAAGTCAGTCAGCTGTTCGTCAGTCAGCTCGACGCAGATTCTCGGAGAGCCGAGCTGTCTGAGAACGTAAGCCTTCAGAGCGGTCAGATTGTCTAACCAGCCGATGTCGTAGTACGGATCTCTGTGATCGCAGTACTTCTGAAGTCTCGGATTGCTGCTCTCGATCATCTTCTAGCCCTCTAAAACCGGAACTACTCGGTGTAATCTTCTGGATTCGTCTCTTGGAAAGTCGAATAGCGAATATCTACTTCTCTCTGAATCTTTCCATTTCCTTCCTGATCGAGCGATACGCCGTGAATCTGCTTAGGCCAACAGTAGTACAGCGTATAGTCGTGAGGGCTTCCCTGAGAGAGACGAGAGTCGAAGCAAGTTAGCTTGATCTTAGCGCTGTAGTCTCTCATGTAGTTCGATACAGCTGCGCCAGTCTTCTGGTCGAAGTAAACTGCAGCATCTCCGCCATCTTGACCGATGTCGGGGTTGTGCATCAAGTTCATCCATGCTTGGAACATGTGAGAAGTTGTCCAGTCTTGAAACTCGTCGAACTTCATCGAAATAGTTCCATCTTGCTTCATCTTGCCCGGAAAGACCTTCTTTGAACCCTGCCAGTGAGTCTCTAGCTCTCCGTCTATGCTCCTCTCCGGCAGAGAAGCTGTTTTGCATCTCAGCGTAAACTGTCTAGTACCACCCAGCTTTTTGAATAGGGCAGCTAGGGGAGTCCCTTCTTCCGGAAGAATCACAGCTTGCCACAAGAAGTTCTTCGCTAGATCTCTGAAGTTGTCTATATCGCTGGTGAACACGTTCATGTCGTTTTCAGCTGCCATAAGCAAAATACTCCTAAAAAATTACTCTATCTACTTGTTATTTATACCAAATCCTCAAAGCCGGTCGATCGACGCCGATACTGTTACGACGTTCTTGATCGTCGAAGTAGTCGTTCTAGCCCATTCGCTTGCAAGGACTGTCTTCCACACTGTCACATCGAAAGTTCCCGACGAGGTGACTGGCTCTTCAAGAAACTTCGTCATGACTGGAAGAAGTAGATTCTTCTTTAACTCGATCTGTTCTGTCGGAAGATAGTTCACCGATTCAGTCACGTCGTCATACATATAGCCAGACACTTCGGAGAACTGAACTTCGTTATCGAGGCTCTCTGGGATGAATCCGCTCGTCAAAACTCGATATTCTGGGCTAGAATTAGTGAACAGATAGTCACTAGAATATCCACAAGAATTCTCGTAATATGAAGGTATAGTCCCTTCTCCTATGCTGCATCGATCTGCTGAATAGGGGAATACTTGGTCTTCAGCATCAAGGACAGACTTATCGGCTTTTCCCTGCACTATGACTGGAGGAAGCGTCGTGACGTACTGACCGACTACGCTAGCCGGAACGCCAACGTCTTCGACTGGAGACGTGAGGACGGCTTCGAAGACTACGACTGAGTCATCGAACCCCTCTACTATGTCTCCATCAGAGCACTTAGCCGGAATGTACACGTTCAACTCATATCGATCAGTCTCAGAGTCGTATGACAGATTCTCGTCGAAGAATACCGAGTCTCCTACTAGATTTCCGTCATCGTCAAGTCTTGTTCCGAGATTAACAGTAAGCTCTCTCTGTTCTCCGAGGATCTCTTTTATCGTCAGCTTGCAACGTCTCAGAAATCCGGCATCTCCGGGCGACAGCTCGGAGATATTCTGAATCGATATCGTCGTAGCGTCGTACATGTATGGATGAAGCTTTGCATTGTGTATGGTTACAGAGTTCTCGATTACTTCCGAACGAGAGACTAATATCGGAGAAAAGCTGTTGTGCTTGATGAACTTGAGAGCATTAGATAGATTAGCCATCGGTTTTACTCCCACTAAGCGTATGTGTATCTGAACCTGAGTCTCAGCACCGGAATATCTCTCGAAGAGCTGAAGTTCACGATGTTGTTGTCATCGTCGAGCACGTTGTCGTCGAATACGACCTTCAGAATCGGATAGATGTAAGAGAAATTCTCTTTAGCGACTGCCTCGGTGATCTTTCCCTCGTCTATAGCGTTCTTCAGAGCGTAGTAGAACGACTGCTCGCTCAAGTTTGTCTTTATGTCAGTGCTGTTAGCTCCTCTTCTCGAGAAAGTCTCTTCACGGACGATCTTCTTATCGTATGGACCAGCGGCTTTCTCAATGTCAGATTCTTGAATCCCAAGCGCTTTGAGGGAATCTAATACGGCCCTTTCGAGACTAACGACACGAGATTTCCTAGCTCGTTCCAGAAGCTCTATCAACTCTCTCTGCCATTGTGGCATCGTGGGTTCAAAAGCGATTTCGTATGGAAGCTCGATCGGTCTTAGATCAGTGCCTTCGACTAGAGTTCGGCTCAGGATCCAGTCGTTTACGACCTTCATGAATGCATTGTTCAGATTTCCGATTCGACCCTTCTGGAAGAACGAGTCGTCTTCTAAGACGAGATCGACGTAGACTCCAGAAGAGACCGACACTTCTTCGTTCAGTGAGAGATAGACCGAGTCCGGATCTGTGCTGACCTCTTCGACTCTGTACGTATTCGAAACTTCTGGACTCGACAGCTGAGTGATCGAGAAGTCTTTTCCGACGAGATCGCTGAGAACGTCTCTCATATCGTTTCCACGAATATCATGAATCGGAACGATCAATATGTTCTTGTTGGACTTGATAGTTCCAGGATTGAAGCGGTACCGCTTCTCGTCGCCTTTTATGAGATCTGATACTTTTATATCTATGTTAGCTCTCTTAGCCGATGGATTGCTCAATATCAGATTGCTGATGTCAGACTTGAATATTGGACTCTTAAATCCAGAATTTCTCGCTAGCCAAGCGTATATCTTGTTCTCTAGCTCGTCTTTCAACATCGACATGTCGACATGTCGATCAACTTGTATCTCTCCGACTACATCATAGTAATGGAACAGGGGCGGCATAGAGATCAGCTTAGTGTTCAGCATCATTCGATCTTCTGCGTCGGATCTGATCTGCTCACACCATTGACCGAAGACTGACTTGTCTCTGTACTGAGCGTACGTCATACCTTTTGGCTTCTCTAGGAAACTGACTATGTCGAACAGATGATCGAGATATGTGCTACTGTTGACATATAGGCAAGAGCCGCTCAGATCTTCGTATTCATCGAAGACGTTTATTGGTCTATACAGTCCCTGATATTCTCGATAGACGTCTGAGAATATCGAGTACAGCACAAGGTTTGTCAGTCCAGCGTCGTGATCAGCGCCATCTTCTTCGAGCTGATTCTCTCCGAATGCGATAGCGTGCTTGACTGTGATCGGGTCTGTTACAGTCAGAAGATAAGACATGTAGTCGGGCAGAGTGATCAGCTTTCCGGCTGAAGCGAAGTGGAGCTTAGCGTTTCTGACCATGCTGTCTCTCGCCTCGAAGTCGGTTCCGCCGTGTATAGCGCTCTCGAACATGAATGTGACGTTGTTCGTCAGATTGATCATCCTTCCATTACCAGAAGCGTATATCTTTCCTTCTATACGAAGTTCAGAACCGCTTGCGTCTGGATAGTTCGCGTCTGATCCGTCTGTCGTAACGTACTGGACGTATATCGAATCATCGAGCGACTTTAGACCTTCTACAGTGTCGATTCCGTTCCCAAAGTACAGACGGACAGTCTTGTCATAGTTTGAACGTATGCATACGACGTTGTATGGAGGATTCTCTCTCTGACGCTTGACTACGTTCTTCTTGTACAGCTCAACTGCTTCATCTTCGATGTAGAAGATATTTTCGTCAGACATAGCGTCTTCGAGATTCTCTCCGATTCCGACTTTGCAGACTCCATAGCGTGGCTCGTATTCGCCATTCTTGAACGCGAACGGGTCTCTGATTCCATAGTAGTTCGAGAACTTCAGGTTGTCGATATCATAGAACTGGTACTTCTCTCCGATCTTTCCAGCATAAGTGACGGGGTCTAGAATCTCTGTAACTCTCTTGCCCTGAATGACTCTCAGATTTCTGAGCTTTGAAGCGGATGCGCTGCTGACTCTTCCAGCCAATGAAAGGTAGCCGTCGCTCTGACTCTCGTATCCGTTCACTGCATATATGATCTTCTTAGACCAGGACGAGTTGCCTACGCCGTTGTTCACGTCGTCTTGGGTCAGCTCGTAAGAGTAGCATGCGTCTAAAAAGAAGTCATGTCCGTTGAACGTAAAGGTCAAACCCTCGTTGTTGATCCATATCGTGTCGCCAGCTTGTACATTGTTCGGAAGTGGTCCCCGAAGATTCATCGATACATTAGCGATAGCTGGAATCGGACGCTTTGGCTGATAGCCGAGATTGTGACACAGCTTGATGACGCTAGAGTCTAGCTTAGCCGTGTCGAGATAGTTCTCTTCAGCCGTTCGCTGAATGTAGAAGTTCGTCATATCCATTACGCCAGCGATGAACTCCTGCAGATAGGAGTATATGCTAGCTTGGCTCAAGTTCTTGTACTGCTCGTCTGCTAGAACACGATTGTTCCAGTCAGTAAGCATACTCTCATGACTCACGGAAGTATAGTTTAGGCTCATGCAAAAATCCTCTATGTGTTATTTATAGCATCGGGCCGAGAAAAATCAACTGTCTTTAGCAGTTGATTAGCTCATAGCGCATGGAGGATTCACGAGCGAGACTGAGAATTTAGTCTCTCCAGTGGAACTGGTCGATCGTCATGGACGTTTCGAGAGAATCTAGCTCTTTCTGATCAAGCTTTCGCAGACCGCTTCTCCTCTCGAGGATGAGCATGTTTCGAGCATTGATCCGGTCGATCATGCTAGTCAGGCCTATTCTGAATATCTTGTCGAGATTCAGCGACAGATTCCATGCTTCTCGTTCAGTGTAGTATCGTGACTGCGGAGTAATCTTCATCGAAGCCGGCGGAAGAGTTATTACGACTTTGTCATCTTTCTGACTGTAGCGGCCCTGATTGCTTACGAGATGCAGATAGTGAGAGCACTCGTGAAGAAAGACTGCTGCAGATTTATCGTCTTTGAAGTGGAGCTTTCCGTCTCGAAGATACTCTTTGCTGAGATAGAGAATGTTGACGAAAGACTTCGTAGTGAAGAATCCTCCAATACCAGAGTCGTCGAGCACTTCTTTATCTTGAAAGACTATCGAAGCGAGTCGAGAGATGGTGATCTTATCACGGATGAAGTTCCAAGCGATCTGGAGACCACGATTCTCAGTGTCGATTTGGAGTTTCGCGACTTTGAGTCTCGTATATACGATGCGATTGTCGATCATAGTTCTGGTCCTTGTTGAAGTTTCTCTTTCATCTATAATATAGATATTTTGAAGAGAAATCTAAATAGTAAAATCAAGATTTTCTCAAGAAATTGTTTCACGTGAAACAATACGAAAACATTACGAAAGTAAAAGAACGGTTTAGTGCGTAGTTCACTGTGACAGTTTTATCGAGATTTTCTTGATTTAAGGGTTTAGATTTCTCTTGAAATTACTTATATTGTATATGTAGAAACAAGAAAAAAGGACCAAGAGAATGAATCACGTCGAAGTCACTAAGGAGAATATCGAGAACCAGTTTACTAACGCTGTAGATTACTTTGGTCTCTATATTCCGAATCTGCTCTCTTTCTATGCTCTGTTCACGAAGCGCGTCAACAACGAGATCGAGTCGATCCGCATCTGCGTCAAGACTGACGTGACTCCGATTCTCGAATATAACGAGCAGTGGCTAGTCGACTGCGATCGTTCAGTGTTCGTATTCATTCTATCGATCGAGATGTACCGCTTCATTCTCCATCACTGCACACATCGCGAACTGACTGGTCAGAACGCTTACAAAGCTTCGACCGCGACTTGCAACAGCAAAGAGCTTCAGTTCTTCCTTGCTTCTGCTCCTTCTGAGCTGGCTGAGTATGTCAGAAAGAGCGTCTGGAGCAAGGAACTGATCGAGAAGGAAATCAATAAGAAGATCTCGGATAACGACTACTACTACGAATCAGTATTCCAGATTCTCAATCAGCAACAGGAACAACAGCAACAGAAGCAACAACAGCAGTCGTCCTCTCGGGACAGCGAAGGAGATCAAGATGATCAAGACCAGAACAACGAAACCAGCTCCAGCCGTCACGGCTGCAAAGACTCCGAAAGCGACCAAGACCAAGAAGGTTCTGAAGGTCAAAACTCCGAAGACCAAGATGGTCAAGAAGGACAAGACAGATCTTCTCAGTCTCAGTCTAGAGGAACTGGCGAAGATGGGTCCAACGACCAAGGAACTTCAGATGCTCAAGACAGTTCCTCAGCCAGTTCAGGATCTGGTGATGAGGGTGACTCTAATGGGAATTCGAGCTCTGCAGAGAGTCAGGGATCTGGAAGCAGTTCTAATAGATCTGGATCGAATGGTGAAGATGGAAGAAGCAAAAAGCAAGACCCGAAAAAAGAAGCGTTCGATGACTGGAACCACTCGGGCGAAGAGAACACACAAGAGTGGGGCGCAAACAATATCGTAGACGAGATGATACGCGAAGTGATCGAGAACAAGTGCAAGGTGACTGGCTGGGGAAAGCTGAGCGGCGATCAGGTTGAAGAGATCATGCTCAAGAACAAGCGCAAGGTCAACATCACTCCGATCATCGCAGGCTTCGCTGCTTCGGTCCGCTGCCGCAAGCGCATCTCGACGCGACTCCGCGTCAACAAGCGCTACGAATATCTGCCCGGCTACCGCACTGACCGCAAGACGAAGATGCTCTTCGCTATCGACTCTAGCGGCTCTATGTCCGAGTCCGACATCCGCAAGGGCTGCGAGATTCTGCACAACTTCTACAAGAAGACTGAGATTGATCTCGCTTTCTGGGACGCCGAGATGGTCAAGCCGCAGAAGCTGACTAAGAATTTCCAGAAGGTTTCTGCTCCCGGCCGTGGCGGTACTGATCCCGCATGCATCGGCGAATGGCTCAAGGCACACAACGCTCACTACGATGGCGTCGTGATCTTCACGGACTGCTACTGGGAATGGAATGAGAACAACCTCGGTCCGCACATCTTCGTTATCTCTTCCGAAAAAGAATACACGGTTCCGAAGTTCGTCAAGCATCATGCTTCCATCCAGCAGCTCACTCACGTCTTCGACGACTAAGAAGGTGAACATGAACAAGAGAGAAATCGCTAACTTTATCCATCAATTTGTGGAGTGGAAATATCACGATCTCATTGCTTATAAGGAGATCGAAAATGCCGTGATCTACTATCCTGACAGTAACAAGTACGGATTCAACTGTCATGCAGTGCTTGAAAAGTACGGAATCGGCATCGACCAGTTCAAGAAAGACTTTGTCGATCTGCTGCTCATCTTCAACAGGACACCGCCTATAAATAAGATGAGGTTATGCTATGAAGATGTCGCTGATGAGAGCAAAGCAAATTTTGAATGATGAGGGAATTCGTGTCGAAGAAGGGCTGCTAGATTTCTTCAAAGAGAAGAAGTATCTTGACGGATATGAAGCTCCAGATCCTAAAGAGCTCTCGAAAGAGCTGACTGATATCGTTATGGACAACTACAGATTCGTGGACGAGAAGCTTGTTCGAAAGTGGATGTATCAGATTCTCGATCATCTAGCCGACATGGAGAAGAGAGCCGCTAAATACATCTCGAATCTAGTTGACTGATCGAGATCAAACGAAATGAAACCGCCGAGGCCTCGGCGGTTTTTCTTGTATATCACTTATTTCTTGCTATACGGATAGTCTTTGATGTCCATCCAGTCCATAGCTGCGATCTTACGGCATGCTACTTCTAGATCTTCTTTTGAACAGAGCCAGCCTGTCTTATCTTCGAAACGATAAGGTTTGCGACCCAAATTTCCGATCTGCGGGTCTTTGAAGACCGGAATCTGTTCCCACTTATACCAGCGGTTAGAATTACCACCTGACTTATAAGCCCATCTTAGCTTAATGATTCCTTTCTCCGGAACTAGATATGGATCACCAGGTTCAAGACCTCCAAACCAGTCTGAATTTTTTCTGACCGCTCCAGTCTTTATCATCATATCTAGGATCGAATCATAGTTAAAGTCTATGATCTCGCCTTTTCCTGCAGTTTCATCTCTAAATGTCTTGGCTCTCTTTAGATTGTCGAGAAGCTTTCTCTTTCTCTCAATGATTGGATCTCGTGATGTAATAGGAAGATCTTCATTAGCTCCACGCCATGCTACATACTCGTTCTTGGTCAATCCTTCCTTTTCCATCTTTTTACCGCGGAATCCACCATCACCATAGAACCAGTCATCCCAGTCATATTGTGCAGTTGTTTCGACGGAGAGCTTGTTGTTTCTTTTGCAATCATCTAGGATGTCAAGAATTTCATCATCAGTGAGCGATCCTGCATTGAATCGATCGACTAGATCTCTTCTATTCAGCTTTCTTCCGACTTTCCAGCCGTCTTTGTAGAATATTGTCGGATGGTTTCTCACAAATCCGAAATTTACTACGCTGGGATCATCTTTCTTTGCGATCTTAAGAATCTCTTTCGCGAGATCCAAGTCGAAAATCATTCCGCTCTCGTCGACACGAGAGACTCTCATGCCTACTTTGTCTAGGATATTCAAAGCTTCAAAAATCTTCATAAAAGCTCATTTTTTATATTTATAGCAGAAAAAATTCAGAAAAAACTGGATTTGGAGTTTAGAGTTTCTCTTGATTTTCTTATATTTACTATGTAAATAACTAAAGAGCTAACTTCAACAAGGACCATAACTATGCTCTCAAAAGTCTCTGTCTCTGAATTCGTCGATCTCGCCATCTGCACACCCGCCCGTAAGGCTATGCTCGCTGTGGGCGAGTTCGGTATTGGAAAGACTCAGGTCGTCCGCCAGATCGGTGAGAAGCTCGGCCTCAAGGTCATCTGCTTCGACTGCACTCACCTCAACGACGTGGGCGACATTCTCGGTCTTCCCTCTATCAAGGACGGCAAGACGGTCTTCAACCCGACTTACTGGTATGAACCGAACACTCCGGTGCTGCTCTTCTTCGACGAAGTCTTCCGTGCTAACCCGGACGTACGCAACGCTCTCATGAGCCTCTGCCTTGATCAGACTATCGCTGACAAGAAGCTCGCTCCGGGCTCTCGCGTCTTCGCTGCTGCTAACCCTCCGGGATTCCACGGCTACGAAGGCGAAATTCCTGACCCGGCTCAGCTGTCCCGCTACGCTGCTTATTGGCTCGAACCGACCTTCCAGGAATGGATCTCTCACGCCACCAAGTGCAAGATCCACCCGGCTATTCTGGAATACCTCAACAAGAACAAGTCCGATCTCGACCCGTTCAGCAACGCTAAGTCCATGAACGTTGAAGCCGACATGGATGGTCAGGACCTCAACGTTCTTCCCTCTCGCCGCTCTTGGTTCGACTACTCCGACTTTCTCTACAA